CACACCGAAAAGGACTTCTGAAGGACGAATAACAATGGAAACCTGGCAAGTTATAGCAAACATCAGGCTAGAAGGCAGAATTAACACGCAATTCAGAGAAACGGCAATAAATGAAGCCGAATCAATCATCAACGGGAATCTGAAAGATATTCACTGGCTTAACAACGTAGAACGATTAATAACAGCAACCAGGAGGATATACCCATGATCGGGGAATGGCGGATCACGAGTTCCACCCGGAAGGCCCACCTGTACTTACCAGGTTCTGATACTGCTGTGTGTGGAAAGGGGCATTTAAGCCCTGGGCAACCATCGCTAAAATTACCCGACAATACGAAAGATAAGTGCAAATTCTGCCGGGCTTTTGAGAAACGCTTAATCACCTATCCAGAGGGGAATATATCCTATGGACTCGTTAAAGCCTAGATGCATGTATAGGAAACGACTCAGAGACGGGTATGTCTGTTCTGAACAGGTCCACCGCCGGTCATGCCCATACCCACATATCCCATGCGACTGCCGGAAATAATACTTTTTTCTCTTTTTTCTCTTTTTTCTGTTTTCAGCCACTTTAAGCAAATTCGCGGCAATATGGTGTTATGTCAGATGGTAGTCTGCTTGATACAAATTATTCCGACAAGGAATTACAGGCAGCAAACACCGCACGGAAAAAACAGGCTGAAAAACTACATACCAGAGCCTGGAACTTTATCAAAAAAGTCTGTCCGTTTCAACGATGAAATATATTATCATTGCAGTATTGGCTGTATTCTTTTGTCTCATACTATGCTCATTCCCGTCATCTGCTGTGATATCATCATCCGCATATTCAAACGGCGGATCAATTATTCTCAACTCGGAAGAATGCTATGAAACCAGCAACGATCTAATGCGGTTCGGAACTTCCAACGACTCATACCTGTATAATGGCAAGTCTCAGACCATCGTCAGCTTAGGAAGAACCGGGGTTCAGAAAACAGATACCACCAGGGTTGAAACTCTCGGAATGCTGAACGCATTCGATACCGTCGGTATGTTCGCAACCCAGACAAACTCCCCGGAAACACCATGCGATGAAAACAACTTCCTGATCAACGGAACCGACAGCAGCCGATACCCCGAGACACAAACCGCTGAAGGGATGTGGGGGCTTATGGGTTCAGGACCTGGAACTACTTATGAGAGCGAGATCGTCACAAACGGTAAAACCGTTGGGGCATCGGTTCAGGGCACAACCCCGCAGGGATACCTATACGAAGATGCATACGGGGCATTATACGCAGGCCTGAACAAGTCTGAAACAATCCTGCAATACAGTTATTACCGGCACGATCACGGGCTGCTATCCAGCGATGAGAACAAGAGCCTAGACGCCGGGTATGACTGGCTTTGGGATACGTCAGCCGAAGAGATAGTAAACGATACGCCAGCCAATGAGACGGGAAATGAAACCGTTGAGGGGGCTAACTCATGATAGAAATTGAACCAATTTTAACCGCAGCCATCGGTTCCGCCGGTGTCGCTTTTTACTGGTATCTGAACCAGACAGCAGATCCAACAAAACAGACTGAACGCTTTCTGCCGGAAAAGATCGCACCGACTATTATTGTAGGTATTATCATTGGCATCATGTCAGTTGTCGCCGGATGGGAACCGCTGACAGAAGCCAATGTAGCTACCCAGATGATAACATACGGGCTTCTTACTTCGGCAGTAGAAACCGGTCTGAAAACGATCTACCGGTGGACTAGTAACCTGAACATACAGACGGGGTAAACCATGGAAGTACCTATCAGAATTGTAGGAATAGCAATAACCGAACAGGAAGCAGCGTTACGGCCACAGCCAGGAATTACAACTGATATCCAGTCTCTTGTATCACTCACGGCAGGTAAGATCCATGTTGGTATTGAAGTTCTTAAAAACCGATCGCCGTTCGCCCTTCAACTCGTTTTCGACGGAAAACAAGTCGAGATCAAGAACAACAAAAAAGGAATGGGCAGCAACACAGAAAAAACCGAAGGGCGGTATGAGTCGTATTCGGTTGATCTGCCCATGCGGTTAGTAACCGTAGGCGAACACACGATCGAATTTATCATCGGCTGGTATGAGAACAAAGAGTTCTTGGCAGTTACCCGATCCGACGTGTTCACATTATCAATACCTTCTGAAACACCTGTGATTAACCCCAAGGTGGCACCTGAAGATGAAGATTAACTCTCATTTTTGTATTGACCAGGTTCAGATCCTGGATGAGAGTATTCCCGGTATGCTACCCATTCCCCGCACTACCATACAAGACAACAACATACTATTCCATCCATTGTTTTCCATCCAGCATACCGGCACTCTGAAAGGTTCATCAGCGTACGGGGTTCGATTCCCCGGCAGGGTGTAAACAACAATGGCAGACATACCCGAAAAGATCACGGTAATAACTGAACAGAACATGGCTATCTGTCTTACCGGTATACAGAAAGACGTGCAGTACATCAAGGAAAAACTTGATAACGCAGTCGTTGACCATGAAACCAGGATCCGAACCCTGGAACAGACAACCGAAGACTGCAAACAACTCGATCAGTTTTCAGGCATTCAAAACACTTTGAACGATCACGAAGTCAGGATCAACAGCCTGGAAGATACCAACCAGCGGCGAGAAGGACAGCAGCAGGCGTTCATGAGCACCAGGGAAATGATAGGCTGGGGGCTTACCACGTTCCTGGCTATCGTTGCAGTATACCAGTTCATATCAGGACAGTAGTATGAGAGTCACCCTTCAGTTTGTATCCGGTCATCCGGCAGATCTTACCGCATACCTGGAAGGTAAAACGGGCGAGATCGTCGAGATGTTCTCTGATCAGTGTCTGGTCAGGGTCGAACTCGAAGGACATACCACGCGGAACCCGTCAACAGTTCTGCTTTTGACGGAATGGAAGAACATCGAAGTGATTTCAGGATGACAGCGGTAATCATGGAAGTGGACGAATTTTCAGAATATACTATGCTTATCGCTCTCTGGTCAGCCGGTGCCGGTGCCTGTCTCGGTGCAGTCCTGTTTATGATCATTTTCATTCTGATATCTATGGCGGGATAACCATGTCGAATATTGTTGAATACGGATTATACATCTTCTGGGGAATATTCCTGGCGTTGTTTATCTGGAACTGTGTATGGGGGATGTAACGATGCAGATCGAAGAAGTAAGGATAGATGAGATAAGCAACCATCCGACAAATCCAAAGATTCACCCGGAGAACCAGATCCGGCTTCTGCAAAAGTCGATCAAGAAATTCGGATACACAAACCCGGTGATCCTATCAGCCGATGGAACGATACTGGCAGGTCACGCCAGGGTAAAGGCTGCTATCGCAATGGGGCAGGATACGATACCTGCCATCCGCACGAAACTCACCGGGAAAGAAGCTGATGCTTACCTCGTTGCAGATAACCGACTGACAGAGATCGCACAATATAACCGCGATGTATTGGCCGAACTGCTTTCAGACCTGCCAAAAGACTTAGTCGACTTAACCGGGTTTGATTCGGTGCAGGTAGACGCATTACTCGCAGGGGAAGATATACCGGATATTGACCGGTTCATATCAGACAGTCAGCCGGAAGAGCCACGGGAAGAAGTAGACGCAGAACCGCAGATCGATAGAGCAGCGGAACTTAACAAAACCTGGAAGGTTAAGCCGGGTGATATGTGGCAATGTGGGGATCATCGGTTAATATGTGGTGATTGCACCGATCCGGCAGTAGTAGAGAAACTAATGCAGGGAGAGAAAGCGGAGATCTGTTTCACAAGCCCGCCGTATTCCGATATGAGAGAATACAAATCTGATGAAGCCTCAAACCTGGAAAAACTTATCAGATTCATTCCGGCAATAAAACCCTATTCTAATTATTGTTTAATAAATCTCGGGTTAAAAATCAAAGACAGGGAGATTGTTCAATACTGGAATGAGTATATCACAGAAGCAAAGAAAGCCGGATATTTATTTTTAAGTTGGTGCGTATGGGACAAGATGGTATCAGGAGGGGTATCAAATCAGTCTGCAATGTTCTCTATAGAACATGAATGGATCTTTGTATTTGGGAACGAGTTTAAGAAATTAAATAGGACTGTTGAAAACTCTCCGGATACTGCAAAAAGAAGGAAATCAGATAGGAAGGATTCATCAGGGAGATCTATCAGAGGAGTTAGGGGAGCAGATGGAAATATAAGATATTCTCCCAGGGGGAAAGATTTCGATTTCAAAAATCTGCCATCTGTTGTACAAGTATCTCCATATTTAGCACGCAATGATGAAACAATAGGAGCTCATCCCGCTGTTATGTCTGTAGAGTTGCCAGAAGTATATATTAATGCAATGACCGATCCGGAACAATATGTATTAGAGCCCTTCACAGGTTCCGGCACAACCATGATAGCCTGTGAGAACACCGGGAGGAAGTGCAGAGGAATAGAAATATCCCCTGATTACGTCAGTGTTTGCCTTCAGAGATTTTTAGATGCTACTGGAAAAATGCCTGTCCTTCTTGGAGGAATTTAAGATGCCTCTGTCGTTCCCATTGTTTGACAGTTCCACAAGAACGGCAATAATATCCTTTCCCCGATATAGGTTTCCCGCATTCAATACAGTTTTTAGGAAACTTGCTGGGAGAACTTATCTTTTTCCCATGAATTTTTTCATGACAAGGTATACAGACGGTAATACCGTTATTAATATCAAGTCTCAATTCGGGATTATCCGCAAACGGTTTGACATGATGTGCTTGCAGAAGGTTTCCCTTATACCCACACATCTGGCAAGTAAAATTATCCCTACGATAAACAGACTTTCTCCATGCAGTAAGTTTAGACCCAAGAATCCCACGTGCATTAACAAGACTTGTCCCTCCTTTCCAATGACACGATTTATCTCCAATATAGTGTTTAGATCGGTATTGGTCTGCACACGATTTAGAACAGAATTTAGCAATTCTATCAAACGTGGTAAATTCTGTATTACACCAAAGGCAGGTTTTAATATCTGGGGGGTTTCGGCGAGACCAGCATTCTCTAGAACAATATTTGGCATTTGGTCGATATGCTCTTCCTTCAAATTCCTTGCCGCATATTTCACAGACGTGTTTAATACGGGTTCTCCTATGTTTACTTCGAATCTTGTTAAAACACTCCATAGAACAACATTTCGTCTTATTAGAGAGGGGATGAAACGTTTTTCCGCAAACGGAGCAAACAATGTCTGGAAGTTTCCTAATATTCAAGTTGTGCCCCTTCAGAAACCGAGCATTGGATTTAATTTCCCCCCCGCATCCACATTCACAGAGTTTCATACATATATTTTGGATTTACAACAGTTTATAGATAACTATTGCGCAGTCGTATTAGAAAGGTTCAAAGACGCAACAGGGAAAGAACCGGTGAGGATCAATGCCAGTACCTAAAAAACATCCTGGTGGAAGGCCGCCAGTAGAGATCGACTATGCAGCATGCGAAAAACTCGCCAGAATAATGTGTACTCAGTCAGAGATCGCTGAAGTCCTGGGGGTTTCTCTCGCGACGTTGGAACACGATAAAGAGTTTTTACGGATTCATAGAAAAGGAATTGAAGCAGGTAAGGCATCCCTGAGACGGATGCAATGGAAGTCAGCAGAAGACGGTAATGTAACGTCACAGATCTGGTTAGGTAAGCAATACCTGGGGCAGCGGGATAAGCAGGACACCGAGATCACAGGCAAAGACGGCGGGCCTGTCCGCATCGTATCAGCAGCTGAACTCACAGACGACGAACTCGCCAGGATAGCAGCAGGGAAGGAATGAGCGAAGCAGTCAGCCCGGTAAACTCACAACAGGCAGCGTATGAACTGCTTACCCGCCGGGCTGCACGTTCCAACCTACTCGACTTTACAAAACACACATTCCCTGCATACGTTGTAAACTGGCATCATCAGGTGTTGTGTGAAACCCTGGACCGGTTCGTATCAGGCGAAATAAAACGGCTGATGGTATTCCTGCCACCGAGAAACGGAAAAAGCGAATTAGTAAGCAGACGGCTTCCTGCTTACATATTCGGCCAATATCCGGACAAGTCTATCATATCCTGTTCGTATTCTGCCGATCTTGCCGCCAGGATGAACCGGGACGTTCAGAGAATAATAGACTCGCCGCAATACCGATCACTCTTTCCAGAAGTCACCCTGAACGGAAAGAACACAAGAACTATGGCTGACGGTTCATACCTTCGGAACTCTGACTTATTCGAGATAGTCAATCACCGGGGGGTTTATCGTTCTGCTGGCGTAGGGGGCGGCATAACTGGAATGGGAATGGATATAGGCATAATTGATGATCCGATCAAAAACATCGAAGAAGCCCTTTCCCAGACATACCGCGAGAAAGTAAAGGAGTGGTATACGTCAACATTCTATACCCGGCTCGAGAAGGACGCCCAGATACTGATCACGCTCACCCGCTGGCATGAAGACGATCTTGCAGGCTGGTTGTTAGACATGGTAAAACAAGGCGGGGAAGACTGGTATCTGATATCATTCCCTGCCATCGCCGAAGAACCATTACCGGACTATGATCCACGTCTGCCCGGCGATCCACTCTGGCCGGATAAGTATTCGCTCGAGAGACTACAGGCAATTAAGTCAGTCGTCGGATCGTATCAGTGGCAGTCGTTATATCAGCAACGGCCAACCAGCCAGGAAGGCGGGCTTTTTAAAAGAACCTGGTGGAAGTTTTACAAACAAGCCCCAAGGTGTGAAGAAGTAATTCAGTCATGGGATTGTGCTTTCAAAGATTCTTCGTCTTCTGATTATGTAGTTGGTCAGGTATGGGGTAGACTCGGGGCTGACAAGTATCTGCTGGATCAGATCCGGGCACGGTTGGACCTGCCTGCAACCATTCAGGCAATTAAGACTCTATCCGCAAAATGGTCAATGTCATATGCAAAACTCATTGAAGACAAGGCAAACGGCCCGGCAGTTATCCAGAGCTTAAAGTCTGAAATACCTGGGTTGATACCGGTTGAACCGGAAGGCGGAAAGGTCGTCCGTGCTCATGCCACTTCGCCAGACGTGCAGGCCGGGAATGTATATCTTCCGGATCCAACCATTGCACCCTGGATCCATGACTATATTGAAGAATTTGCATCATTCCCACGCGGGAAAAACGATGATCAGGTGGACGGAACCACGCAGGCGATCATCTGGTTTAACAGCCATGCAAAGAGTTCAGACGAACCGCTTTTGGAAGAAGCACTCGGATACGAAGCAGACATACCGGACTTTGGATACGAAGGAGAGATACCAGGACTATGAGAGCAACAGTAGGAAAACTTGGGCAGATAAAAAATAAGGCGACAGCAGAGACGAAAGAAGAAGGAACGCTGTATATCGACTCATACGGAAAGTGGTATGCAGCACCGAAGATCGATGCCAGCAAGATCACCAAGTATCTGGAAAATGTGTATCTGAAAGGGGCGTTGGACAAGATCCAGCGGATCCTGTTCGGCGAACGGCTTATCATCGAAGCGTATAACCAGGACAGCGAACCGGATCCGGATCTGTCTGCAAAATTACAAACAATGGTAGAACTGCCCGATGTCAGGCTATGGTACAACATTCAGCGGGTATGGAGAGATACTGCCGAATGGGGTCCGGGGCTACTTAACCCGGTGTGGGGGTATGACGGATCAGAATACCGGTTGCAAAAACTTCGCCGGCTTCCGCCTGAGTCATTTGCAACTGCCGGGAACACATCGTCCAACATCAGAAACGAACTCTTACCAGGTATTGTCCTGAACACATCAACCGAAGAGATCGAGTTTTACCAGAAGCAAGGGTATGGAAACTCAACCAAACTTGAAAACGTCTTTCTCGTGACAGATCCGCTGTCAGGCAAGATCGGCGGGGTTCCGCTCATCCTGCCGATCATCCCGGTTATCAGTATGCTAGACTTTGCATGGCAGGCCAGGATGTCAATGGTAAACCGGACCGGTGCAGGCGGGCTGTTTACGATCAAAGTCACCAACCCACGCGGCGATGACAAGGCGTATGCACAGCGGATAATAAAAAACATCAGCAAGAACACAGCGTTCCAGTTACGTGAAAACATGGAATTCATCAACCTTGGAACCGCCGAAACATCATCCGCTGCCGATACCATAGACGCCCTGTCGAACCTGATCCTGGATCATTTCTCACCTTCAAGCAGTATCAGCAAATCAGGAACGCTCATCAGCGGGTCATCTACTGCCGAGTGGGAAATGTATCAGGCGTATATCAAGGGCACTCACGCCTGGATAACAGAAGCCTTCGAGCAGTTGCTTCAACCATATTTGCGGGTAAACGCATATTCTGACTATACTATTCAAATAACCATTCCTGCCCCGACACTGGATCGATCGGAATTCTTGCTGAAAGCCCTGGACTCTGCCCAGGCAAACCGAAGAGTCACAACCATCGAAGCCCGGAAGATCTATACCGATCTTGGGTTGCCCTTACCTGAACTGTCTGACGAAGAACTGGCAGCACTTGACGGGCAACAGTCAGAAGAGCAGATGCTTCAGAAAGCTAAGCTGGTAGTTGATGCTATTTCAGCGAATGAGATGGACCCGGAACACCTGATCAGCGAAGACGACGCAAAGGCGATACTGAACAAAGCCCTGAGGAATAATGGGAACTAAAACCCGCAAAGATCCAGCCCAATCACTCTGGATAGAAGACAAATACAACAAGGATCTGCAAACAGCCATGAAAACGTATTCTGATGGAATGATAGAACTCATGGTAAAACACGCTGACAACCTTGAACTATTACGTGAGAAGTTGGACGAATACAAGTCTGAAGCAATTGAAACCGTCTTTCGCCCACTTGCGAAAAAATACGTGACATTGTCAGCACAGCAGGGTGGGAAGTTCGCAAAACTACAGTTAAAACATGCCAAAACCTAAAAAGAGCAACCCGGTAAAAGTCCCTGTCGATCCGAACGCTCTTGACGCTCTTATTGAACGAAACTTATCATACTTTGAAGGAATTGCAGACGATACCAAAAAGCAGATGATGTCTATCCTGACTGACGGGCTGACGAAAGGGACCGATCTTTGGACGGTTCGCGATCAACTTGTTGAACTAGGATACGACAAGAACCGGGCCGAAATGATAGCCAGGACTGAAAGTATGTATGCCCTGAATGAAGGGGCGAAAGCCAGTTATCGCGAGTCTGATATTGAATACGTCAAATGGCTTTCGAGTTACGATGACCGGACATGCACAGCAGATAATGGGCCAGAAATAGAATTGCCAGACGGCTCTGTTGTGTATGGCTGTGAAGCCATGGACGGCAAGATATTCAGGATCGATGAATGCCCGCCATGCCCCGTACACCCGCAATGCCGCTGTTCTTTAGCCCCAAACCGTGGCCCGGAGGATTACTAACATGGCATCAGGCCAGCCGTTCAGCGATCGCGAGAAAGAGTTTATCCGGTTGCATGTTGGTCAGATGAGTTACGGCATGATCGCCCAAGAACTTGGGAAACTGTATCCTGAAGACAATTCCGGGTATCGCTCATTCAGATCGGTTCAGACTTTCGCATACCGCGAACGGATCCAGAAAGATCAGTTAGTTACGATCCGGGTTCCGGCGTATATCATCAGCCAGGCAAAACGGGCAGGGAAGAACCTGGGCGATATTGAACGGGTAGCAAAGACGGCGATCGAAGATAGTTTCACTGGGTAATTCTTTTTTTTGTTTCTACTAATTTTACACATTTTGACACAGTTTAGTATCGGGCCTAATTAAGATCCACTATATTATGTTCAATAACATAGCAGGTAGCATTATGTTATTGTAAATAACATAGTTAAGATATGTTCGTCTCTGCCGAATTAATGAAAGAGATGCACGGTAAGCAATATCATTTTTATAAATTGGATATTTGTGGAGAGGTTGATTATTTTAACCGCGAGGAAATGAAACAGATTCGGGATGAAATTGATCGTGTCATAGGTGCGGAATAATGCCAACCTTTCACGAAGTTGACGGAATACGATACCGGCAAACCACAGTATTAATCCGTGAGGATTTGCACACGATAGCCAAGGATCAGAAATGGAATATTTCAGCCGTCCTTAATCGGGCGCTGGAAGAGAAGCGGGGGAAGAAATGAAAACGAAAAAAGAGATAAAAGCCAAAATAAAACTAATTAAATTTGCTTTATTACATGGTAACATTCAAAAGAAGTCCGATATTCTGGTATTGCGGGGGCAGTTATCCGTTTTAGAATGGGTACTTCGCGAGGATGCAGAATGATTCCACCGGTTGAAGAAAGATCAAAACGCATGTGTTCGTTTGGATTTGGTAAAGATGCGGTCGATTGTGTATTTAAGAGGGATTGGGGATGCATAGTTAATCCAAATCGAGAAGATGAATATGCGACGTTTTATTTTGCCATACTGAAAGGTGATCACGAATTAACCCCCTGTAAGTATAATCTAACTGATGATGAACTAAAGAAACTCATCAACTCCGGGGTGATATCATGAAACACATTGTCATTACTTCCTGTGAGTCGTGCCCATATTGTCAGGTGACAGGGATAATTGTTTCAAATGTAAAAGGAAGCACACATGTAACAAAAAACCAGTATGGCTGTTATTATTACAACACTGATCAGATCAGTGAACCGTGCAATTTTAAAAAGATAGAAGAACCGTTATCCATTGCTTCGTTCTGTCAGTTGGATGATGTATGATCCCCCCAACCAGCACCCGGAAAACCAGGCTCTGTATTGACTGCCTGTTCTGGAACTTTGACGGGTACTGTTGGATCGGTATGGACGAGATAAACCGACCGGTGGAAGGGTGCGACAAACTGATGGTTGGCGTGTGCGACGAAGTTCTCGCGGTGTTCCCGTGCGAATATCATATCCTACCGGACGAAGTGCGAGAACTGATAAACCGTTTTTTGCTTGACGATAAATAAGCTGGATACATATTAACCTGCATGGGCACATCTGCCGTTTTTGGAACGGCTGTATTCGGCCAGGCTGTATTCGGCAATAGTGGGGGCACAAGTGGCTCATGTATTTGTTCACCTCACATAACGCTGTCTGATTATATTTCAACGCTCGAAACAGTTACTGATACAAAAATACTAGGTAATTTTACGTTTCGTGAACGAGGAACCAGGATGAATAAACTCATATCAATTCGGAAGGCTTGAGCATGGCATGGGACGACGAAAAAACAGACGACGAAGACATACTGTATGCATCAGACTACAATACAATTGTCTCGCAGATAAAAGGCCGGATATTGCACTCACTGGCAACTGCTGAAAATGATATGCTCGTTGCTTCAGGTGCAGGGGCATTTGTTAAGAAAACCCTGGCTGAAGTAAAAACAATACTTGGTCTTGGTTCGGCTGCATACCTGGCAGTCGGCACAACTGCCGGAACCGTGGCAGCCGGTGACGATTCCCGTTTTGGATCTGGCGGTTCGGGCATCACCTGGAACGAAGTCACCGGAACATCACAGGCGGCAGCGGTTGACAACGGATACATCTGCAACAATTCAGCTCTCGTTACCGTTACTCTCCCGTCAACGTGTGCAGTTGGCAAAATAATATCAATAGCCGGAAAAGGAGCCGGGCTTTGGAAGATCGCACAGAACGCAAGTCAGATAGTATATTTTGGAGACCAGAACACCACAACCGGCACCGCTGGATATCTCGCCGCACAAAACAGGCGGGACTGCGTAGAACTCATCTGCATAACTGCCGACACCGAATTTCAGGTGAGATCAGTAATAGGTAACATTACGGTGGTCTAAATGGCAACACAAAACGCAATTTACAACGCTCGGATGAATGACATTCTACCGAACATCATAGGTATAGAGTGGGATTCGTCATCGGGTTCGCCGGACCTGAAACGAATAACAGCCGATGGAACAGCAATCCCTTCAGCGTACTTCAACAGAGAATCCTATTTCAATGCTCACCCGATTCACGGGAACATGCGACGATGCACGCTCACATCAGCAGGAGCAGCGACATTCGGGACGGATGCGAAAGGCACCGGACTTACTCTCACAGACGATTATGTGATGGTGAAGATCCCGAAAACCTATATCAAATTTGAGTATTCAAATCCGTATTGGCGGTGGTGGATTTCTCCATATCCGACGACTGGATTTAGTTTGCATCCGGCATTTTATCAACGTGGACATTCAGCCAGTCCTGTAGATCAGGTTTACGTCGGGGCATATACCGCCGGTGCAAATGGTGGGACCACTACCACAAACGGGACGTCGAACTGTCTGACTGCAACCGATTGGACTGGGTTAAAACTCACCAGCAAATCGGGTGTGAAGAACTTAACCGGGCTAACTGCATCAGGAACACTGGCACAGTTTGAGGCGGCAGGAAACGCAATCGGAACCGGATGGGGTCTTACTAATTTCCATACCTTATGTCTGTTACAACAGTTGTTTTACACTGAGTATGCATCGTTTGACTCTCAAAGCAAGTTAGGACTAGGCAGGACGAATGCAAGCAACACGTCAGCAGCACTTACCGGAACCTATCTCAACCAGGTTGGTGAAGGAGCAGGCACAGATATTCAGTCATTACTTGCAAGCAATGGAACCTATGGAAGCACAGCGAACGATTATCATTCGGTGGTGTGGCGGGGCATAGAAAACCTGTGGGGCAACATCTGGCAGTTTATACCTGGTTATAACACGACTGATACATCTCACAGAATCCTTAACCGTGATGGAACTGGGACGATTGCAGATGTCATGGCGTCAGGATCATATGAGTCGATAACCAGCCCGTTACCGCTCAATGGAGTCGACAATATTTCAGGCACCGATGCAGGAACATACTGTCACGGATATGTATCCGCACTTGCCAGGGACACCGGGAATATTCTTGGTCCTATGTTTGTGCCGGGTGCATTGGCAGGCGCGTCGAATACATACCTGACCGATTACAACTACTCTCATCAATCTGGCATTAGCCAGACGGGTGTCCTGCTGGCCGGTGGTAATTGGATTTGTGGCACGTGGGCGGGGGTCGGTTGCCGTCATGCGCATGATGGGCCCGCGAATGTCGCTGCGAGTATTGGCGGGCGCGTCGAGTTTTTGGGTTAAAATCATGACAAACCATCCAAAATTTTCAGATTTTGCAGTAGGTGAAACAAAACTCGATGGAGAAAAAGTAAAACTGAAAGATATTTTGAATCCACTCGAAGAAGTATTGAGGAAAACACCATGGTAAATAGTAACATTGAACCACAAACCATAACCCCTGATTTCGGGACACTGAAACGCGGCAAACTGGACATACTCGTCAACTGGGGTATTACCAGTGCAACCAAACTGGACGACATGGGCAACGAGTATACTGAATGGCAGTATGAGTCTGTCCGGATCAACTGGGTTCTGCCTGCAGTGTATGAATCAGAAGCGGCGATACAGTCGTATCTGGATGCGAATTACGCGTCAGGAGAGAACATCCTCGGTTGGGCTCAGGCCACAAAAACATCCATTTAAGGTCCACCATGGATGAAACTCCGATTGAAAAGGCTCTGATAATCCTGCCTGTTGGTATTCTGAAGGAATGGGCAGAGTAAAAGCAGATACCGAAAACATTCAGGGATATTTCAAGCATCGATAAATTATCATTCAGTTCTTCTTTTCACTCATTTTAAAACTGTTTTTTACTTGACGATAAATAATAACGTCACCATATAGGTATCCATGCCTAAAGATGCTGGAAATGAACCGGACGGCGATCCAGGTGTTCAGGCCCACGAGACCATTATTCAGCAACTGAACCGGATGATAGGAGACGACTATTTCCCGGTAGACTCTTTTGAGAACGCTTCTGATTGGGATACCGTGCCGATCATTTTCGCACAGGATCACCCAGACCTGGAAGCATATGATAAAGATCCGGCTGCTGAACTTGCTCGGATAGCCACAGAGACAGGTAGGCGGGCAGAAGTTGTTGGGACGCCGACAAACACCCGCATCGAGACGAAAGGACGACCACGGCTGATGAGCGATCTGAATTGGAACGCTGATCCGGATGTACAGAAGTTGTATGATGAAGGAAAACTCGGAATATCAACCGGGTTCTGGGCGAACACAGCAGAGAACCGGTTGGATGGATACGTAAAACCGCATCATATTCTGCTCTTCGAGGAAGACGAAACAAACCAACCCAGGGATAAGGGCGTTGTGGTTCTGAACAAGGAGAACGGTATGAAAGCGTTCACCAACGAAGGGAAAGTCCTGTCCGGCAAAAACCAAACCAGACTGAATGAGATCTTCGCGTCTCTAAAGTCATTTATTGAAGATATCACCGGCGGGGCTTCAGAACCTGAAACGGTTACGAATATTGAACCGGTTAAAGAAGAGATCCAAGAACCGGAACAAAAGAAGAATATGTCTGAAGATATCATTGCGTCAAAAGACGCCGAGATCGCAGAACTCAAGGCACTTCTTCAGAAAGAACAGGACGACAAAAAGATCCTGTCTGATAAGATCGCTGAAATAGAGTCTGCAAGTAAAGAAGCCGCATGGCAGGCGTTGAAGAACAAACTCCCTCCGGGTATGGTTCACAAGGCAGAAGACGAAAAGGCAACCCGCGAACTTTTCGAGAGTGATCCGGTTGCGTTTACTAATAAGCTGCTCGAGATCAAGGCGGAAACCAAAGGCCAGAGCGGCCAGCAGTTTGTGAATAAGGCAGAGGACAACCCGGACGACCCGATCGCTCTCGGAAGAGAGTTGCGGATGTCAACCGGGAGGATGAGATAATATGGCAGTATCAACAATTGCAGGTATTGAAGATGGCGGGGTTAAACTCACGTGCATCCTGTATGAAGGGGTTGCAACCGTCACCAGTAACGTACTGGGTCCGGACGGATACACCGACAAAGGGATCACCTTTGCATCAGGGCTGTATAAGGATCAATGGGTAAACCTGGACGTTCAGTCAGACAACACGTACGCAGCTACCCAGGGGCTTCCTGTCGTTAAGGCGATGACAAACGGATCGCTTCTGGTTGGTAAGATCATAACCGAACCTCAGATCGTTGTCGCCCCGTCAACTACCCCCACCGCAACCTGGGCTGCACATCTGACAGGCAAGTACTATCGGGTTGCAACCGTCTGGTTCCCAACCGTCACCGGTATCGCAAAGGCCGTTCTCGTTGGCGCTTCAACCGCTAACGTCGTACCAGGCGTGGAAGGTAATTTAGAACTCGATGCGTCAGCATCCAACGCGCTTGCAGCAGCCGGATCACCTGACACCCTGTCAGTATTCGATGTTGCAAACAGCGGGCTTGCAGCCTTCTCATTCCATTACGTGGCGTCTGGTTCTGCTACTGTGAGTATTCTCGTTGGATTCACCGGCGGGGCTGTGCTGATCGGCACATAAGGAGGTATAAGAAATGGTACAAGTATCAGGCACTAATGCACGGTTCCTTCAAACCCCCGTCGTTCTTTCTGAAGTCATGCGGGTAATGGAACCGGAACTGAAATTCATAGATCTCATTCCGTTTGTTGACACTGGCGGGCAGCCTGTAGTTTATGGCGTCAAGAACAGCAGAAGTTCAGACGCTAAGAAGCAGGTTCCCCGGATGACTACCCCATCCAGCAGGTTTGCAGAGGTTCAGATCACCCGGCTGACAAAAGAGACTGCGATCACCAAAACCGAGGGGCTTTCCATCCGGTTTGACTCATCCGCTCTGAAACTTCCGGCAGGCCGGGATATGATCATGGACGGATTATCAACCGTCGGGTATTGGGTAGCTGAGTACATGAATTCCAGCATCTACTCAACCCTGGACGCAGGTTCAACCGATTCAGGTATCACCCTGACCGCTGCCTGGTCAGCAGCAACCGCAGCACCGATGACCGATATGCTGAACTTCAAGAACGCCATGAAGCGGGAAGGATATCCATATAGGCTCACCGATGCATTCGTTCACACCAACAACCTGAACGAGATGGAAGGGTTCTTACTCGGTTCCGAGATCCCGGCATACCGGGAAGCCGTAACTAGCAATACCTACCAGGACGCGATCGCTCTGCCGATGGAAGGAAAGCCGATCTTACACGGCTGCTTCTCGGGCGTGACTGACGGTGATATCCTGGGTATTGACCGGCGGAACCCTGCCGCAGCTCTGTACTACAACAACGATCCGGACTACGGAACCCCCGAAACCGTCACATACGAAACCGTTGTGAACGGGCAGACTACCACGAAGACGGTGCGAAACTTCGGGCTTTCCGCTCATCAGTATTTCGAGGACGACACACATGATACCGTTGTGCAGATCTGGTTAGATACTGTCTGTAAGGTAAAGGACGCTTACGGTATTCTTTCAGAAGATGGGCTTTAAAACCCGTCTCTTTTTGGACTAAACTCTAGTACATCACATCAAGGGTAAAAACATGACGTATACAGCCAAAACAGCAAAACAACTTCGCCAGGAAAAAGGGACGCTGCTTGAGAAGGTGGCTTCCGAGTTGTCAAGTATCCAGACCGAGATCACAAGAACAAACTCACAGTTCGCGGTTCTGACTGCCGGAACAACTACCCTGGCAACTACAGGAATAGATCTTGCAAGTGGTTCTGACATTACCCAATACGGGGTATTCTTCGCACCTACTGATATCACAGTCGTTACCCTGCACTATTACCTGACTGAGGCCTATGTAAAAGAGAGTACAACCGACGCAAAGATCGAACTGTATAATGATGCAAGCAGTCCGGCAAAGATATTTGGTAAAACCCTTACCGCAGCAGGCGAAGCGGTCAAGTATCATGGTGAGATCTCACCCGAGAGCGGGAAAGCCGCGATCACCGCAGGCACCAGACTCGATCTTAAAGCTGTCAATACCGGCAGTTCTTCAGGAACCGGACATGCTATTGTGATCCTGGAATACGTGGAGACGTAATCATGGCGAACTGCAATGTCGATGTATACCTGACGTTGGCGGCATTCATCGCAGCAGTAGAAGCCCTGGATGATACCAAGTATCTTGATGCATTCACCTATCAGGAACCTGGAACAACTCTCGAAAAGATAGTGCTGGTAAGTAAAACATGAGTGTCACCTATTCGTTAGTTGCTATCGCGTCACGGGGTGATTATGTCCCTACCGGTGAAAGCGACACAACGTATACCGCACTCAAGGCAGTAGCAGCCGCCAGGCTTGAGACTGACGCACCGGCAGGGATGAACGCAACCCTGTATGACTGGTGCCACGCTCTGATGATAACTCATCTGGCGTTAGCTGATGCAACTGCCGGATACAAGTCGTATTCAACCGAAGGGCTTTCCATCAGTCAGGATCCGGGGCAGACGATCTTCCTGCTCGAATACAAACAGATCATCGAAAGTCAGGTATCCACTTCCGGAACTTCTTCCGAAGAAGAGACAGATTATACCAGGGCTGACGCAAACATGCCAGACTTTCATCTCGATCAGGCTGATGTTCCAACATTCTATTCAGAGGTATAATGCCATATCCAAAGTCTTTGCTGGTTCATTCGTGCAACATTGAGAGCGGATCTACCGGCGGGACTGCGGATGCCTGGAACATAACAACCGGCACAAAGTCATATTCAACGGTTTCATGTCGGTTCGTCATGCAGAAAGGAAACATTCAGCATTCTGACTCGGGGCATCAGCCGGTAAGGACGTTAGGGGTTGTTCTGCCTGCCGGAACGTCAATAACCGAAGGAAAAGAGTTGGTAGGATTATCAACCGGATACACAAAGACGTACCGGATAAAAGGCGTTCCGAGACCTGCAATTCTGAAGAATGCGACAGTATCGCATATTCTCTGTGATCTTGAGGTGGTTGGGTGACAGATGCAGCAGCAGCAGTAACTATCACTGGCATGGATGAGTTACAGAGAAAACTGGTTGCTCTGGGTGCCAACCTGACGGAAGAACTCACGAAAGCCGGCAAGAAAGCCATGCGGCTGAATGTTGAGGCTGCTGCGAAGGAAAAGGCACGAGAGCACAACGACAACGGAATCCTTACCGCATCAATCAACACTCAGGACGTGTTTGAGAACGGGGCGTCGATTATCAAAACCGGGTCTTCAGAGAAACATGCAGCTTATCTCGAATACGGTACCGGGCTGTATGCAACCGGACCGGGGGGAAGCCAGGCCAAAAAGATCCCGTGGCTCTGGAAAGTAGAGTCTCGGAAATGGGCTGCTATCTTCGGCATCGAGCGGGGTGACTCGGTGATCTGGTATGGTTCCCATCCGCACCCGTTCCTTCGCCCGGCATTTGACGAGAACAAGGATCAGGTAATGGAAGACGTGCAGGCCGAACTAAAAGCAGCAATCGCGAGGTATAGCAAATGATAACCGCTATGGTTCGATCCAAACTCGCGAATACGTCAGCCATCACCGCTCTCGTATCAACCAGGATCTACGTGGACGCCCTGCCCACTAACCCAGCCCTGCCAGCGATCACGGTTCATCCGGTTTCAAGGGTGCCTGACAAGTCTGCTAACAAAGGATGGGAAGCCAGGGTGCAGATATCCTGCTGGTCAAACCCGGCAGTAGTTGACGGGATACGATCACCAAGCCAGGTGGAAACCGTTGCAGCGGCGGTTATCGCTGCACTTCACAAACCACGGTTGAACATGACGCCGGAACGGTGGACCGTAAGCACAACTTCCTATGATATCGTTTCCCGAACCGTCACCGGCGGAACGAGAACGATAGAGGATCCATCCGGCTGGTATCATGTTCCCGTGGACGTTTCGATAGTTTACAGAGAGGTATAACAAATGACAGATGTTACCGCATCGGACCTCAGCAGAGGCCCGGAAGTAAAATGGTATGGTGGCGCCGTTGCTGCATCTGAAACCAAAACGATAGATGCAAGCATGGTATCTGCCGGTGGGTTCGCCCTTGCAAAGACCGCTGATTATGGTATGTGCGTTGTTGTCGTCAACAATGTTCAGACAGCATATACCGGGTTTCAGACAGATGCAACCACGCCAGCAACAGAAACCAGCGGGATAGACTTTATCAAGTATTCAGGGATTACTCTCGCTGATGTCGTTGATGTGTATTACATCGACACCGATACCACCGGGCTTACTCATGTTGCTTCAGCCCAGGACTTTAAGACCAGTTCCAAAGCTTCAACCGAAAAGCAGGCGGTACACGGTCAGACGAACAAGATCACGATCACCGGAACAACTGAACACTCTGGATCGTTCTCACAGCTTCAGATGACTTCTGCACTTAAGACGATCTTCGTGGGTGCCAGGACGGTTGGACCGAAGGCCGGCGAATACATCTGGTCAAACAAGATCACCGGATTTAAGGATAGTATCTGTCTTGTCGGTAAGAAACTGGACGCTTCCGGAAATGTGGTTCACAAGTGGGGTTGCATTGACGTATCGTTCAGCGGGCATGACCAGGACTTCCCGACCGAAGGAACCTATACCGATTCGTTCACGATTGATATTGGGTATCTGATCGAGTGGGAAGGATCCAGTTCATAGGGTTGATAGATCTTGGTGCTCAAGCAGATAGATAACCCTGAAATATCATCCAATTTTCAGAGCAGGATGATGAATAATGCGAGAGATCAGCGTGAGTTCTCAAACATTGCACAGCGCCTGATGCGGCGGGCACACGCTGAAATTATCATTGTTCCCCTGGATGGCGGGCTGGAAATAGAAGTGTATGTTCCGACAGACTCTGAAGTTATTGAACTCTTAAAACTACAGGCAGATATCTACCGGGCAGGAATGTCGTTTCAGTCTGGCGGGCAGGACATAGACACACTCGGCACCGAGGTAGATATGGTAGCAGAGGGATATGATCGGCTGAACCGGTTACTGGGTAAGATCTGTGTGGATCCGTCTCTATCATACGAGTTCTTCGCGTCAGGGCAGATATCAACCAGGGATAAAACTGCTATCATTACCGGGGTTATTTCCAATATCAACGAAAAGCGAGAGATGGTAAGCAGATTTCGCTAAAAGCAATCCTGGGAAATGGTTATACTACATCTGTGAAAAACTTGGAAAATTCCCGCACGAGTTGGAAACGTGCAGCGAAGAAGAGATAATTTTCCTTTACTCGGCGATGATTGAGATTTACGGAGAGAAGAAATAATGGAAGGCAGCCTGGCTGAATTGTTTGTTATTCTTCGCCTCAAAGATGAGGTGAGCGGAACCCTGGGCGAATCTACTAGTAAAATGAAAACCGCCCTTGGAGCTGTTGTAGATGCTGGGGCAGGGCTGTCTGTCATTTCAACTCAGTTGCAGGGACCTCTTGATACCTATAATGAGTTATCTTCAGCAGCCGGAACTCTGGCAGAACAGACCGGTCTGCCGAAAGAGGCAATGGAAGAACTTATCCGCTCTATGACATCTGCGGATACTCCTATGTCTGAAGCTGCGGCAATGCTGACTGAGCTTGGGCGGTCTGGAATAACTTCTAAAGATCAATTAAAAGAGGTTGGGTCTGCCATTGATACCCTGGCGGATGCAACGGGGAAAAGTGCAGATGGACTTGCACAAACACTTGTACCTGCATTTGCCGCTCTTGGTGATGGCGTTGATAAAATACCCGGAAAGATCGATCCACTTGCAACCCTGTTTAAAGAAACAAAATTAAATGTGGATGACTTTGCCCAGGCGGCAAAATTGGTTGGCCCGTCATTTAAGGACGCCGGTATCTCCTCTGATGATTTCGCGAAGACACTTGGGATATTAGCAGATAAGGGGATTACTGGACGGCGAGCGATATCTGAATTGAAAGGTGCGCTTGATGAGTCAAACGACACGAATAAAGACGGGAAAATATCAACCGAAGAACTCACCAAAGCGTTAAGCATATCGAAGGATGAATGGGCTACAATATCCGAAAAGGTAGAAAGTTCTGCTGGAAAGGCTGATAAATATGCACAGATAGCGAATGATGCAGTACCAACGCAGGAAAAGTTCAATAATCAACTAAGTGTATTTTCATCATATCTAGGCGAAGTTGTAAAACCGTTCGGTGATGTTGTGGGGTCGATGTCAGGCATGGGGGATGTTTTACCCGCCATTGGTGGGGGGGTTACCACCTTGGAAGGAATCGGGGAGGCATTAAAGATAATCTCATCTGGTGGAATAGTTACCGGTCTTGGTAGTGTTGTTAGTGGGATGGGGGGTATGGGGGGAGTAATTTCAACGTCCTTACTTCCCGCACTTATCCCATTTTTACCCCTTATTGTGGGGCTCGGGATCGGGCTTGCTGCCATTTGGGCGCTGAATGAACTTGGCGTTTTCAAATGGATCATGGAACAGGGGGCAGCATTCGCAGACTGGCTCAAAACATTCGATATTGGGAAAGCGTTCCAGGGGATTTTAGACTTTTTCACGAACTTACCGCAAACCATCATGAACGCTCTCGGCGGTTCTGGTGGAATAGGCATCGCTGAAATTATTGTGGGTATTATCTTCCCGCCTGCCGGTATCCTGATGTTACTGAACCAGTTTTTTCCACAGATCGGGGATTGGTTTGCAGACATCGGAAACAAAATATTGTCATTCATTACCAGCATTGACCCGGTAAATATCGTGCTCGGAATAGTCGGGGCGATATTTCCACCTGCAAAAATCCTAGCAGAAATGGGTGTTGGGCTTGATGACGTTCTTAAATTCTTTTCAGAGATACCGGGGAAAGTTCTTACTGCTGTTTCGAGCATCGATCCAAATACAATTGTTTCCATCATCCTGGGCGTAATATTCCCTCCCACTCTGATCCTGTCCGCTCTCGGGGTTAATTGGTTAGACGTTGCAAAATGGTTTACCGAGTTGCCTGGGAAAGTGCTAGAAACGATCACCGGGGCAGCGATAGCAGCAGCTGATTTTGTCAATGCCATGTTCCCGATAGGTGACATTCTAAATGCACTTATCGATGGATTCACCCAAATATTAGAAGGGGTTTTGGAGTTCATTACCGGGTTTATTGATTATTTTGTAGAACTTGACGGAAAGATAAAAGAGATATTTATCGGTCTTCTCACAGCAGGATTAAAGTTCCTTACAGACCTGCTCGCAGGGTTTACTGATTGGGCTGTAAATACGCTCGGGGTTGTTACTCAGTGGATCTCTGATGTCACAACCGGATTTGTCGAGTTCTATACAGATATCCTGGCAAAACTGGCAGAATGGATAACCGGATTTACCGATTCTGTAGTTACATTCTTCGCTGATATCATTACCAAACTCACCGAATGGATAACCGGATTTACCGATTCTGTAGTTACATTCTTCGCTGATATCATTACCAAACTCACCGAATGGATAACCGGGTTCACATCTGCCGTTGTTGACTTTTTCGCAGATATCATTGATAAGTTAGCAACCTGGATAACTGACTATACAACGGCGATGGTTGATTTCTTCGCAGATATTCTCACGAAATTAGCAGACTGGATTATTGAGTTTGTGCGGTCTGTTGTTGATTTCTTCGCTGAAATAATTACCAACCTGGTAAACTTTGTCGCAAACTTTACCGCTTCGATCGTGGCGTTCTTCGCTGACATCCTGGGGAAACTCACCGAATGGGCAACCGGAATAGTTGCAGGGTTCCTGCAATGTTTCACAGATGCAGCGGCCGCTGTTGTAAAACCACTTCAGGATCTGTATAATACGATCTACAATTCCCTTACAAGTGTCTGGAATTTCGTTAAAGGCATCTGGGATAATGTGGTAAAGGCATTCAATGACATTTGGAGTAGGATCCCATTCATCGGCAGCCAGGCAGGCGTATCCGGTTCATACGCAACCGGCACAAACTACGTTCCTGAAACCGGGATCTATATGCTCCATGAGGGTGAGGCAGTTATACCGGCGGCCCAAAATAATGGAAGTGTAGGCACAGGAGGGAGCACCATAATACAAAACTATAGCGGGGATATTGTTTTGCCTAATGTAACCAACTATGATGAGTTCCGGGCATCCATGGCCCGTGATATGCGTATGGACAGAACGTTTAGGGGTGTATCATGATAGTTACAGACGCGGGCTTGGCATACTTCGCGAAGTTTTTCAACGACCAGGAAACCACTGCGATTATCAATAAGATCCGGATAGGGAGCAGTCAGACGGCAGAGGCTGCATCTCAGACAGATCTCGTAACAAAATATACGGATCTTGGATTTCAGGAGGCAACCGCTTCAACAATAGAGTATGCAGACGGTAAACTCCACCTTCAAAAGGTTTTTACAAATGGGGCAACCGTGGACAGGGAAGTATGGGAGGTTGGGGCGTTTACAAGTGCAGGAGACTGTATTTGCAGGCACGTTTATCTGCCTTATGAGGTTGCAAATAACAATACCGTATCACCTGGACAAACAATAACGATTGATATTTATATTGAGTTAATACCAGATGATGATATAACGTATACACTCACAGAAACCGGATCTCCTGTAACTCATGAATACCTACTAGAAGGATCGATTGTGGTGTCTGCAACAATTGGGGAAGATCCTATTGATCCGTCTGCATATACATGCGAGCGTGGGAAAATCTGTTTTAATGGGATTGTTTTACCTAATGCATCCCCACCGGTTGTTACCGAATCAAGAGGCGGGAAAATCTGGAATATCAAATGCGCAACTCAGGACTATACACAGGTGACTAGGCTGGTTACTAAACAGGGGCTGGTTAATGTTGGGGTCAGTGTTACCGGGTACCAGTATGCAACCAGCCTGCAAAGGTATGGAACCCTTAAAATATGGGACAAAACAAACCAGACCCACACGTCATACAACAACTGTCTAATTTCTGGTCCGGTGAACGTTGATACGTTCGGGCTCTGGTATTTGTTCGATTTGACAATTATACAGTCGTATTATGGAGACCTGTAAATGACAGCAACATGGCACCAGGACGGAATTGATTTATTTTTAAAAATGACTGCCGGGCTTGAAACAATATCTCATTATGGTGTAAATATGAGTCTGTACTATACAGACGCGGATTTCTCCTGGCCGGACTATTTGGATGATTGGACCTCTCGGTCTGACAATGCCGTCACTATTTCGCGGATCCCGCTGTGTTCAACTGAGGGAACTGTTACATCAATGCGGGGGGCTATGGGAAACACATCTGGCGGCTGGTCCACAACAGAATATTTTATAGAAAAAACGGGGCTGGCAAACGCTGTAGCGGTGGGTGAAACAGCAAAGCCAAAAGTGATAATAGAGTTCACACGATGACATCCGTTTCAGTTTATGCAGCTGGCTCGTATCTGGTGGCGTTTAACTCTGCATCTATAAAACGCAGCGCTTCAACCCTCATAACAACTGCACAGATACAGGCCCCCCTGGATATATTATCAAACATTCAGGCGGATGATGAGGTGGCTATTGAGGTTGATAGAGTCGTGTTATTTCATGGCATGGCGGCTGATTGGACACTTAACTATTCAGGGGGTAACACTTCGATTTCAATTCCATGCGTAGATTACACCTACAAACTCTCTCATACGGTGGTTCATCCAACTGATGTAACCACATACGCAGCAGATACCGATATAGGGGCCGTGGTTTATGCCTTGTTGGCAGATACCGGGATAGACAGGAGCCATATTAACCAGTCAACCGGGTTAACCCTTGCTGAAGATCTTGAAGTGGGGCCGGGAGAGATGCGCCTGACGGTGCTTCAGACTCTGGCAGCAAACAATAATTGCATGTTTTATCTGTCGTATGGGAAAATAGGAGCAACATACAAAACCTATGGAGAGTTTGACACCTATGATAACATGGAGGCCGCCGGAGATTTCGCGACTGAACACACCATTACTGACGCAAACACACCCATATTTACCCTCTCAATAAAGAACCAGCCGGATAATGTTTGTACCAGAGTAATTGCTATCAGGGATAATGCAGGGGTGCAGGAGATAGGGGTGGCGACAACTGGATCCGCTCCATACACGGATAAGGTTGTGGCGGTTAATGTCAACGATGCCACGGATATTGATACCCTTGCAGCCTCTTTACTCACAAACTACAGGAGGGGGATAGCAAAGTTAGATTTATCTTTCCGTAACCTGGCGGTGTCCCTGTTCAATGTGGTTGACTTATCAGCCGTGTGTGCGGTGCTTGGGGTTACGTTGCCTCTTATGGAGTTCAGGGTAACGGATTTAGACTACTCTATTTCAGCCTCGGGTATTATTACCAAAACAACCGGGATTGATCCGGAGGCTGAGCTCTGGGAGAGAACAGTGAGAGAACAGGCAGGAGAACAGACGGTGGCTAATGTGGTTCAGGCTGAGGCAGAATACCAGGCCGAAGAGGCTAAACCTGTGTATGCCGAGGTGATCGGGTAATGGCATCAGGCGGGCCATACACACGTAGGATTCGATACTCTGACGGAAGAGAAGAAACGATCACCGTTCCTGTACCGTTTGAACCCGGGGCGATTATAACTGTGGTTAAGAAAAAAGACGGGTCGGTAGTGGTTGCCCTGGCTGAATGATATGACAACGTACACAACAAAATTACAGTATTCAGATGGCAGGATGGAAACCGTTGTATTACCGTCATCATTTGAAACCGGGGACATACTTGCAATTACTCATCTTAAAAATGGAAGCGTTGTTGCGCAGAGAGTTACGCCAAAAAGCGGGGATAATCGTGCAGTACAGATATGGTATGGGCCAATCCCTGCAAATTATACGGTTGCATATAAATTTTATGTGAAGCGATATATTTCACAGGGCGAATCTGCAAAATTATATTATGAGCATGGAACCGCAACGCTTCGGTATGGCCCATATTTTACATACTCAAATTCTTCAGATTGGAGTGATACAGGAAATGTTACATATTATTCCATTAATTCAACACAGTTACATTTTTTCATGTTTTACGTAACCGGGTTACTCCCAGGTGATTATGTTCGGATTGATGTTGTTACCTATTCAGGGACTGATTGGCCGAACATTCCCACCCCAGATAGTTCATTTGAATCTGGGAAATTTGGAGACGGAACAACTAAATGGAAAAGTTTGACTGAAGACGAATTCACGCGATCATTTAGACCAGCATTCAGTAGTTTAAATAATGCCAGGATCATTTCATCAGATGCATATGCCGGAACTCATTGTTTAGAGTTTTATGGGTAGTCTAATTTCGTAACCTGCACCCTGCTGCCGATCCAGTCCTTCGGGACTGATACCCCCCCGGTGTTCCCCTGCTGTCTGACCGTTGCCTCTACCGTTTCCCGTCCCTGGTCATCCTGGGTGACGGGGTTTTTCCGTGGTCTGTGTGCTGGTTTTTCCACCTCTCTCACCAATCGACCCCGAAAACTTCGCGATTTTCCCAATCCTCTTTTTCCTGTCTTGCAATTCGATCTTCCCATTCCTCATATGAACGGTCCATGTTTTTCACTCCTAAAAGGGGTTAGTTCCCCCTCTCTGCATACCAGTCCCGGATCTCTTCGATCTCTTCGATCTTGTCTGCGGTTTCTCCAACAAGGCATCTTCCATGTTTGTCCATCGCCCATATCGGATATGCTTCTAATCCGGCCGGGATTGCTTCAGTCGGAAGATCCGAGTAATCGATCCGGTCGCTCATACTCTGCGGGATCTGTCCGAGTATGTCCAGAAGATCCCGGATGTTCTCATGGTCCCAAGCATCGATCCGCTCTTTTAAGTTCTGAAAGTGCTCGTATTCGTCGTATTCTGGTGCGGTTTCATCATCAGTCAGTAACCAGTTTCCGGTTGTTTCATCAATAACATAGTGTTCCATTTTCTTTCACCTCGTAGTTTTACTACATACTATACTTGGTTTACCAAGTATATAATGCTTGTTACAAGTGCCCAAAACGGTAAACCCCCTAACACCACGCACCAGGATATAAAGACAGTTTTAACGTATCACAAACCAATCTTCTTTTCCATGTCTTACCAATCTGGCATGAACGCATACAAGACAGGGAATTACCAGCAGGCGATAGATGCGTTTCACTCGGTTATTGAGTCGGATGAGCAGAATCACAAAGCCTGGAACGCCCTGGGCGTGCAGCGGAAACAGTGTTCACCGGCCCCCTCACGCGGCAGGTGCCCGCGTTAGTATTATGCCGGCTGGGGTAACAGTTGGTAGTATGTCATATTCTGCAGGTATGGACGCATTCAAAGCCGGCAACTACCAGGCGGCTGCTGAATTGTTGCTCAATCGATCCGGGTGACTCTGACCCGGTGGCCGATCCATGATGCCGGGACGTAAACCCTTCCCGTGTTGCTTTGGGCCATTGCTACGGCCTCAACATATTCGTTGCCGTTTTCATCCTCCTGCACTGGGTTTTTCCGGGGTCGTCCCATTGGTTTTTCAGATGTCATGATTTTCCTTGAAAAAAAATAATTCACAATTGTTAAGATAGATTTATTTCTTTAATTTGTCCTCTTTTTCCGATTTCTCTTTCAGAATTTGCTCCATTATAGGATCTGTAACGGTTGCAATCTCTTTTTCTTCTTCCGTCAGTGGTTCCTTAATTAAATCTTCAAATCTCATTTTTACACCTTAAAAAATTAGATTTTGTCCATAAAGGAGAGTTTTTCAGTTGCTCCCTCATAATCATCATCTGTCCAGGTTGCTGATCCGATGTCGTTTTCGGTTCCAATCCGATACATTACATGATTATTTTCGATTTCTACTTCTGTAATGAGATTCGGATTTTCCTCAAACAATTCAAGGGTTACAGGATCAGCATCAAAGTAACGGGTTGATTCTTCAAAATTTAATTCAATTCTCATTATTTCCACTCCCAAAAAGATTTACCAGGTTTTTACCTGGATTACTTCTACTACATCCTTCATCATCTGGAGCCAGTCTTTGTATGACATGGTTGCCTTGTGTATCTGGTAGTGCTCCTGGAGGTCGCGCATTGTGTATCCCTTTGCTTCGTACTTCTTGATCATGGTCTTGGTGCTCATTCTTGCAGTTTTTAAAACTTCAATTTTTGTTGTCATCTCTCTCACCTGTGTATACTAATACTTACACTCGCAAGTATATAATAATTACTAATAACAATTGTGAACTTTCAAGATCAGTAAAAAATCAAATGGCAGAATGAAGAGTTTGCAATATTCACATTGTGAAGATCAAAACTGTGCAGCGGGAACAGTGTTCACCGGCCCCCTCACGCGGCAGGTGCCCGCGTCAGTATTATGCCGGCTGGGGTAACAGTTGGTAGTATGTCATCTGCAGCTGTAATAGTTCGATTAGACATATTATTCCTCCT